ACCTCCTCAGAGGTGTTGGGAGAGGCAGCATCCTGCACCTCTGGCATATCGACTCTGTACTTCCAGTTGATAGACTTGATAGTACACTTCCTCCCAATCCTCTCACTTTCAGTGACGCCTTGGGCGATAATGTTGACGGTGGCGGTGACTGTGCCACCAGTGGCAACCACCGCATCATCCAGGTCAACGTCATGGAACTTTAGTTCCGCACTGGGTCCAGCGTAGCGACCAAAGTAACCTCCAACACGGTCACGACCAGGAACAAACTTCCTTCGTTTAGGAGGAACAAAGGCCCGAGGACGATAGACTGCAAGGATGTTCTCGGCACCACCTCGTTTTCGTTTCGAACCAGCGCTCATTATTCCCTTTGGAAAAGTCAAACAAGAGCAAACAACGGCGAAGCCGTTAGTGCAGCTAATAGAGTCACAACTTGACTCGTAATCAGTACCTTACACTCATTAAAATAGCCAGCGCAGCGTGGAGCGGCAGCGACCGGAGGCGTCAGCCGACAAAACCTTCACGGCCTGGAAACTAGGGTCCTGTCTATATGTGAATCCCACACTAAATAAAAGCTCATAATATCGGCTAATAGACCGCGTCATAGCATCGCGTCATGGCTAAAATTAGCCAAAACACCTTAGTGTCACGGTATGAATTAAGTCCATACCGCACGCCCTTTAATGGCTCTAAAAATACAGACGCCGAAGGCGGCTATAAAGTGGTGGTCTAGTATTACCCACCACTTTTTAGTACCTAACTTCCAAGTACCTCAATTGAAATGCCTTCAATTCGTTTTATGAACGTGTGTTTTACACTCAACAACCCCAGCGACCCCATCGCATTCGATGTGGAGAAGATGCACTATCTGGTGTACCAACGAGAGATAGGAGAGAACGGTACACCGCACTTCCAAGGTTACTGCGAGCTCAAGAAACAAACAGCTATGTCTGTGGTGAAGGAGCTCCTTGGAGGTCCGACTGTGCACTTAGAAAAGCGGCGAGGAACTGCAGGGCAAGCGATAGCGTACTGCAAAAAGGACGAGACAAGAACCGAAGGGTCACAACCTGTCGAATTTGGGGAACCCAAAGCGACTTCACAAGGTGCGCGAAGCGACCTGATTGCCTTTAAAGATGACATTCAGCAAGGCAAGCGTAAGCGCGACTTGATTGAGGATCATCTGACTGTGATAGCGAAGTATCCGAAGCTATATGATACAATCAACTACAAACGGCCCAAGAGAACTGAAGAACTTAAGGTGATTCTGCTTATCGGGCCAACGGGTCTGGGAAAGACACGGTTTGTCATGGAGCATCACGCCGATGATGACGACTTCTACATTGCTCCCTTGTCCAACGGGACAATGTGGTATGATACTTTTGATGGCCACAAATCAGTCATGCTTGACGACTTTGCGGGCGCAGCATCCCATATGACACTCACCTCTCTTCTTAGACTCCTTGATCGGTACCCTGTACTTGTACCGACAAAGGGAAGCCACACCTGGTGGCTTCCTAATTGCATTTATGTAACCACAAATATTCTCCCTGCCCTTTGGTATAAATGGGAGAATCGGGCAGAGCAGTACAAAGCTCTTGCAAGGAGATTCACGACTGTTCTCCTTTTCCACCAACCGGAGGAAGCAGAAGATCAGGTGTGGGCAGAGGCTCCTGACACTTGGTGGAAGGACAATGCTCCACACGATGCAGCACAGCTGTACAATTTTGAATAAAGAAATTTATTTACATGTCACTAAACCTCAATCTAATCTTAGAGAGGAAGCCTCCAGTCCCAGTCTTGGAGACGAGGCAAACACCAATGTTGTTTGACCTGATCTCCCCAATAGCACCTGTAGTTGAGGAAAACTCAATGGGGAGATTACACTTCTTGTAGAATGAGAACTCCCTCACAACCTCACCTTGATCAAAGGTGTCAGCAGCGAAGCCATGACTTGCAAGAGTCGTGAAGTTCAAGACAATCAACTTGTCCATAAGGAAGACGAATCTGCCAGAATTGGCAAGATTCCGAAATGACTGCACATGAGCAGTCTCCAACAAGTCAGTGATGAGTGCTGTAGCACCATTCGCCTGCTTGTCAATAAACATGATAACTCTCACCTCCTCAGAGGTGTTGGGAGAGGCAGCATCCTGCACCTCTGGCATATCGACTCTGTACTTCCAGTTGATAGACTTGATAGTACAC